CTACTTATAAATGTTATCGGGAAACTGTCGTGGTGCAGAAGAATGGCCGCGAAGCTTCTCTCACTTTCGACATGGAGGCGGACGCTTGGAGGCTGGAAGCGGAAACGTTCCCGACCCTTGAGGAAGGGCTTCGATCCGCCCAAAGCCTCTTGGCCCCTCCGGAAATGAAAGAGGAATGATAGCCCTCGATACGGAAACTTTCTGGTCCAGCCAGTATTCGATTGCTCGGCTCGGGCTTGATCGGTACGTCATGCATCCCATGTTCCGAGTGACGCTGGTCAGCCTGCACTCTCCCGACTTCGAGTGGGTAGGAACGCCCGACCAACTACCGGTCGAGCGGCTGGCCGGCGAGACGATACTAGCCCACAATGCGGATTTCGACGCCACGGTTTGCAGGATGGCCATCTCGAAAGGCCAGATGCCGGACTTTCAGGCGGCGAGGTGGATATGCACGGCTGACATGGCTGCTTGGCATCAGTTTCCCCGAGCTTTGAAGGGATGCTACAAGCATCTGTTCGACGAAGACCTTTCTAAAGACGCGCGAGACGAAATGAAGGGGCTTACCCCGGAAGTAATAGCGGAAAACCCGGCCTTCCGAGAGTACGCCCTGTCGGACGCTCGGGCCTGCTATCGAGTATACGAAGCCCTCGCTCCGAGCTTTCCGGAGTTCGAGTTCATACTTTCCGAGCTAACTCGCGTAATAGCCGCGCGAGGACTTCCCGTAGACTCCAAGCTCTGCCAGTCTTATATAGACAAGCTCGACAAAATTACGGACGAATACGAGGCGGCAATCCCTTGGAGGGTCGGCCACAAGCCCGCCCCGATTTCTTCGCCTCTTGCTTTGGGCGATGCCTGCAAGCTCGCCGGCATCGAGCCGCCTACCTCGACTAACGAGGACGATCCGGCCTGCATGAAGTGGAAGGCCGCTCATCCCGAACAGGCCAAGTGGTTGGACGCAATGTCCGGCTGGAGAAAGGCGAACAAGCTTCAAGAGTCGCTTTACGGTTTAATCCTTCGGAAGCGTCCGGACAGCCGGGTAAGCACTCGCCTGAAGTTTTGCGGAGCGCAGCATACCGGGCGATGGTCCGGCTCGGGCGGTCTTAACTTCCAAGCAATTCCCCGGAGCGAGATCAAGGGCGTGAGTATGAAGAAGTGCCTAGTCGCTCCAGCAGGCAAAGTCCTCGTCTCGGTGGACCTGTCGCAGATCGAGCCTCGAATCCTCCACTGGCTCGCCGGCGATCTGGATTTCCTGTCGCTAGTCAGAGGCGGCATCGATCTTTACGAGGCTCATGGCAGGGCGTCAGGCTTGTACAACGAGGATGAGCCAATGAAGGATTTCGCCCCGGAGTTACGGCACTTGTGCAAGGCTCGAACGCTCGGGCTGGGCTATGGCTGCGGAGCGGGCAAATTCGCCTCAGTGGCGGAAGCCCTGACTGGCGGAAAGCTCAAGCTTAGTGCGGCTGAAGCTCGCAAGCAAGTGACGCAATACCGCCAGCAGAATCCTTTGATCGTCGCACTATGGGAAAAGGTCGAGGCATTCGTCCGCCGGGAGGCCAAGAACGAATCGGAATGCGCCGTCATCGAAACTCGCTCCGGCAAGCCGATCCGATACTGGGACGTCGAGTTCTCCGAAAAGAAAGATGACATGACGGCGGCTACGGTCAAGGGCGGCCCGAGGAAGAAGATTTATTCAGGGCTGTTAGTAGAAAACCTTATTCAGGCCACGGCACGTTGCTGTTTTGGCGAGATGCTAATCAAGGCGGAAGCCGCCGGCCTGCCGGTCTGCCTCCATGTCCATGACTCCATCACGGTGGAAGTGGCGGAATCGGAAGGGCAGGCGGCTCTCGACCTTCTGGTCAACATTATGAGCGAAGCTCCGAGCTGGGCGGACGGCCTGCCTGTCGCCGCCGAGGGCGAGATTAGGAGGCACTACTAGCATGAAGCGCCTGTTCGAGTACACGCTTTGCTGGGGAGTGTTCCTCCTAGCCATAGCCATCTGGATATGGGCCTTAACGGGCTTCGTCCTATCCGTTTTTTCCCCACTACCACGATGAACCAGAACAAGCCATCACGTTGGTCCGTAGAACTAATCGGCCTATGCGGCCCAAAGGGCGTAGGCAAATCAACCTTCGCGGCGTTACAGGAAGCAACGGTCCTATCGTTCGCCGGACCAATCAAGCGGATGCTCAAGCAAATCCTGCCGCCGGGCGACTGGCTCGGGGAAAAGAAGGAGGATCAGCTTCCGGGCTTCCCCGAGGGAATAACGGCTAGAGTCTGCCTCCAGACCTTGGGGACGGAATGGATGAGAACACTCATCGATCCGCAGGGCTGGATTACAGTGGCGATGCGGGAAGCCGAGTATTTCCTGCGAATGGATGGTCGAGTAATATTCGACGACGTTCGCTTCGCAAACGAAGCCGTGGCCATCCGGAAAGCCGGCGGGAAGGTTTACCGGGTAGTCCGGAAGGGATTTGAAGCGTCAACTGACTTTCATATATCGGAATTGGGCCTGCCGGCGGAACTGATCGACGGGGAGATTGAGCTATGAACGACCCGGACTTTAGCCACGAAGACGATCCGGAGGACGTGAAGCAGGACTGGATCAACAAGCAGGCCCGCGAGGGCTGGACGACCTGCCCGGCCTGCGGGACGACACTCCACGATGACGACATATCCGAAGGAACAGGCTGCACATGCCCGGACGAAGCGCGATAGATCGGATGGCCGCTGACGCCCGCATAGCGAACATGCTTCGCCGGCATCCGGGCCGTCCCTTTTCCACGTCGGAAATTGCCGGCGAGGCCGGAGTTAGCCAGCGACTGATTCAGCGCATCGAGAGGTCGGCAATAGCCAAAATCCAACTTGTTCTCAATCGACGAAATGAAACTTAATAGCCAATACCTAACTTTTTTGAAGGGATATCAGAAGGACGGCTTCCACGATTTCACGCTGTCTTTTACCCTTCAAGTCGCGAGAATCTTGCCGGACTTCGACGATGCTTATGCTTACTGCGAGAAGATACTGGCTAAAGTCCGCCGCCGGCCCCTCCAACCCGCCGAACTGACGAATGCTCTGGCCGGAGCTTATGATCGAATCGCTCGGGGCGACGTCGGGCGAGGGCCACGCCGGGAGACGGTCGAGGCGACAGGCGACGTAGCAAAACACTACGGCAAGGCCGGCTCGGTCGAGATGTTGAAAGTCAAATCTTGTCAGGACTATCTATATGGAGACGAAACGGGCGAACTCCTGCTCGACCTCTTCGAGCCTGACGATTGGATTTCCATCGCCAAAAACGCATTCGACTCCGAAGGCTCGGTCAAAACGGCACTCGAATGGTCGAGCTGTCCGGACCTAGCCGAGTACCAGTTCATCTGCCCCAACGTCTTCAAGCAGCAGGCCGATTCGAGGAGGGCCGTCCATGCCGCAGAGGGCGGCTGGCGTTACATGGTCCATGAGATGGACGACGTCGGAGTTGACTTCGACCAGCAGGTAGGCCCGATTCTAGCCCTCGAAGAAATCCTTCCCCTGAAGCTCGTTACGTTCTCAGCCGGCAAGAGCCTTCATGCTTGGTACTCGCTCGCCGGCCAGCCCCATAAGGCCCGCGAATTTCTGGACGCCTCGCAACGGCTAGGCGGCGATCCGGCCTTCGAGCGATTCACGCAACTCTCACGCCTGCCCGGCGGCTATCGCCCCGGCAAAGGTCCACAATCCATCCTTTTTCATTCCACCGGGCATAGAGTCGGATGACGTATCCGGACGCGACTTCTCCTTTGTTCGCTATTTAACACCGGTGGGATGTTTTTCCCAGACCAACTAAATGAAGCTTCCTCCCAACCATGAGCTATACGATGCCATTCGTCACGCTATAGACAATCCTCCCGTCCCCAGCCAGACGACAGGCCAGCCGAAGGCCGATCAGACCCATACCGACCAAACGCCATACGTCGCGAAGCCCTCGGACATTCCGCCTGCCACGAAGCCCCTGCCGGACATCTGGGACTGGGATCGCCTCATGGCGGAAGCCGAGTTGCCGCTCCCGCAGGAAATTCTCAAAGATTTGCTCTGGAAGGGATGCAGAATGTCCGTTGAAGGCTCGTCCAAAGCCGGCAAGACGTGGACCTTGATGAACCTCGGCCTAGCCGCCGTCCAAGGGACAAGCTGGATGGGCATCGACGTAGTAAAGCCCTGCCGAGTCCTCTACATGGATTTCGAGCTAATCGGTCGGTTCGCAGCGTACCGAATGAAAATGATCAAAAACGCCTTGAACTCGGGACGCCAGCCGAACTTCCAATACTGGCCGCTTCGCGGCTCCTGCTATGAGTTCGCCCGCCTCAAAGACCATCTCCTGCTATCCGGCCAGCAGAAAGCCTATGATCTAGTCATCGTCGATCCCTACTATAAAGCGGCAGCCGGCCTAGACGAGAACTCCGTGGCCGACGTCACGCTCATCCTACGAGAGATCGAAAAGTTTTCCGAGGAGACGGAAACGGCCATAGTATACGCCCACCACTATTCCAAAGGCAACAAGTCGGACATCGACGCCCTCGACCGGGGAGCCGGCTCCGGGGCATTCGCCCGCGATCCGGACGCCAAGGTCATGCTCACTCGGCACATGGAAAAGAACTGCCTGACGGTCGAGCCAATGACCCGCTACGCCACTTGCCCCGATTCCATCGTAGTGGAAACTACCTTTCCGACCTTCAAGCAGAGGGGCGATCTCGATCCCGACGACCTCTACAACTTGGCCCGCCTAGAAGCATACGAGCGGAAGCGGGACGGCGTGAAGCCCGGAGCCTCCCGCGATCAGCCTTTCTGAATTATGAATAATAAGAAAATGACCAACGAAGAACTGCTAAACGCCATCGTTAATATGCGGATTAAAACCGAGAAGGGCAGTCCGTATTGGGCGGACGTCATCCAGCGAGCCATTGAACACGAAAACGAGGAAACTGAAAGCTGGCATCGATCTTATCAATTTGGAACTCTCGACGACTGCGGCTGGAACTCTTGGCAACTCGCCTACGAGGTAAGCCGCGACTTGAAGAAGTTTTATACCAAGACTTGGGGAGCCGACCTTACCGAGAAGCCCGACAAGCCTCCCATTAAAGAACTCCGCGAGGCGGATAAGCGTCGGAAAGCTCGAAACAACCGATAAGCCCTCCCACCTTATCGGAACATCCCGCCTGTCAAAGGGGAAATAAGGTCCACCCCCTTATCGCCCCCCCGTTTTCCTAGTAAATCAGCGGGATTCCTCCGGATTTACCACTATAACGCATAGCGTCATACCGTTGACCGAGATGACGGTCATCCCGGCAAATGGTTCGCCGGATTCCATGCCGCCTGCCCGGCTGCCCGCCTGCCCGCCTGCCCGCGAGTCTTCGGACTCCCGGCTATCCGGCCAGCCGGATTCCATCCCGCCTATAACGCATAGCGTCATACCCGTGAACCGGAGGTAATACTCTCCCCGACCTCCGGTTCACGCCTGCCGCTTTGCCGGCTGACCGGCGGATCCGTTTGCCGGCTGGCCGGGACTGCCGGATGTCCGGGCATGGCTCGCCCTACGGGCTTCGCTCGGCTATTCTCCGGCTATCTCCAGTCTCCCTTTTTTACCAGTCAATCACGGCATACCCGTGCCTGCCGGTAGGACGTCGAGACGTTGTGGACCCTCTAGGGAGGCCACAACGTTTTGTCGAGACGGCCATGCCGATCAGGCCGGCCTTATCGGAGGCAACAGGCTGGCCAAGTATGACCGGGATTGCCGGTAGGGCTGTAAAGTTATTTTACTCCTACTATGCCATCCGTCAACCCCTAAATTCGCTTTCCCTGTATACATGCATTCGGCAGAGCAGTAGGCAGGTTCGCAGGTTTTCCGGCTCGCCGGCTAAACCGCAATACGAACTACCCCTAACAAAGAGATCCATAACGAAACAACTGAACTCCCAAGACATCGCTCCGCCGGAAAGCAGGGAGTTTTGCGGCCCGCCTCCATGCATTCCTTTAGCCGGACTCAAATTAGACATGTACGCTTTTGCGTACTACTATAGGATCAGACCCGGTCAGGACTCGGCAAACAGCCAGACCCGGTAAACGAGGACTACAGGCTCAGACCCGGTCGAACCGGTCAGGACTCAGGCGGATCAACAGGATCGGCAGGAGTAGCCGGGTCTGCCGGCACAAGCCCATCGATCACTTGACCCAGACTCTCCTTCCTCCGCTTCGCCTGCTCCCGCAAATAAGCATCGGTCAATGGATCGACGCTCGCCGTCAAGTGGACTCGAAGAGCGCCTTGCCGGCTTGCCGGGCGGCCTGTCTGGTTCGGGCGGCGTCCGCCCCATGATGGTTTGTCTTTTGGCATTAGTTGGATTCCTCCTGTTTGTTTACGCATTTTTTTACAAACTTAATCCACTTGGACGGCACTTTTTCAGTGGTTTGATCCCAAGTGGCTTCGCACTTTCCATCAGCGTCTAGATAGGCATAACTAAAATCGCCTCCTTGGTCATTGCCTTCAAAGTCTTTAGTACCATTTATTCTGCGCAGGGCAACGTCTTGCCGGCCCGTGATTGGCAATCCGGGGAATTTGTTTATTTCGTAATGTTCGACTTCAGCTATCTCTCCATTTTCTTCAAGGTATTCCACTACCCATTCGTAATAATAATAGCCTTGATCGCCATATCGGCTGGTAATCTTTCGAGATTTCCAAGGATGCATCAGTTGGATTCCTCCTGAAAGCCAAGGGATTCGATTAGCTGGATTCGTCCGAGGGAATACTGGTCGAGAAATTCCAGCAAGTCCATTTCCACGAAGCCTTCGCCACCCTCACGCTTGAAAGTGATTTCATCGGCTCCATGCTCTAGGCAACGGAAGTTCATCGTGCCGCCCTCGACCTTTATGCGGAAACGCTTTTCGGTCAAGTCCCCGGCGATGGAATCCGGGGACGGTGGGAAATTGTAGGGATGGTTCGTAGTCATAGTTCTTGGGATCTGCGTTTTGTCTGTCATGCCTACACTCTCTTGTATTTCTGCCAATAAAGCAAGAACTATTTAACGTTTATTTTACGAAAGTCCTGCGAACCGCATAAACAGTACGACTTAGAGCTAACTTTTTTTTCAGCCGTTCGACGGCTCGGAAGGCATCTCGACTCTTTTCGGCTCTTCCACGTCCACCACTTCCGCCTCGATCACGTCGGCCCGCTTCATGGCACTCAGCTCGGCCTTCACTTCGTCCAGAGTCACGGTCCGCTTTACCTCGATGACCTGCGATGGCTCGCCGTCAGCCAGTCGAGCCTTGTCGATCATTATGCCTGTAGCTATCGGCAGGACTCCATCGGGGATTTTGTTCGCTTCGAGCCGTTCGATGTATTTCTCCACGCTCGATTGCGCGGCGTAGCCGATAAGACCCTGCAAGACCTGTTTGCATTGCGCTATGATCTGTTTTTCCCTGCTTCGGACTACTGCTATTGTGTTCGACCCGACTTTATACCTCGCTTGGATTCGCGAGAGCGGCGTACCCTCGACCAGACCTTGAACTACGCCTGCATAAGCATCGGGTCTTTGCTGCTTGAGCGTTGCCGCTGTATATACACTCGGGCAAGTCTCCTCCACCTTCATCTGGGCCGGGAGATTGTCAGGCTCGACGTTTACTCTTCGCTTCTTGGTAGGCATGGATTTTTAATCGGTGCAACCCTTTTTAAAGAGTTTACAAAGAGTACACCCACAAGGACGATTAGACATAACCACTATTGTGCGAAGTTAGTGTATTTACAATGACTACGCAGTTCGTCATAACTGGTAATGACTTACGCAAGTCGAGGGAATTTCCCACGCAGTCATGGCTGCACAACGGACTAAAACTTGCACGATCCTAGGCACTTAAAAGACTCAGA